TTAAGCGTACTGATATTTTGTTCTTACTTTATCAACAGATAGTATATTAGCTAATTTCATTGTTCTAACTTGTTGTTTTTTCATGCAATACACCAATATACGATCTTCATATATCTTTCTAACAATTACAGTTCTTTGAGAGAAATCTCCTGAACCGTTTAAATATATTAATTCAATTGGTATTTTTTGATTGAATGAGCATGTAAGTAAATGATTCATAAAATGACCTCCGCAAGAACGTTTGTTTGTGTAAATTATAGAACAATCGTTCTGTTTCGTCAATAAATTAGAAACGAACATTTACAGGTATTACATGAAATTGGTATGATTTAGGTATTATTTCAAGGAGGTTTTTTCATGAGTTATGATACGATAGCATCGCTACAACGTATGCAACAATTAGAACAAGCCCAGGCTGCAACTGGGAAACGTTTAGTATTACAAAGAGTACATACCACAGATAACTTATTAGCTGTACTGGCTATTATCTTAGTGATTCCAACCTTTAGCTTATCCCTTGTACTATTCTGTATTTATTACATAGTAAAGTCTCTGGTAACTAAAACATATTTAGTTAAAAACGTAGCTACAGGTGAAAAATTCCATGTGGATAAAGAAGAGTTTAAACAGTATAAGAAGAATTTTAAGAAGAAAGAAAAACAAGTTAGAAGAATTTCTGATTTATAATAAAAATCCCCCTCTAAATATAGAAGGGGATTTTTTTAAATATATGTTGGAGAACTCTTTTTCGATAGCACTACATCACCTAAGTAACAATGTAGTAGAAAAATTAGAACAAACAGTGCGCTATCAAAAAACAACATGTAAAATATACAATATTTAAATGTAGAATGTCAATATACTTTTATTTAATTTCTACATAATAAGAACTAGCTGTAATATAGAATACGCTACCTCTACTATTCTTTACTTTATATTGTGAAGAGCCATTTACAGATACTTTATCAAGCATTGTAAATCCTAATCCTTCATCCACAGTTCCTGCTACATCCCTATCAGCCCAGGAAGCTTTTGAATAGAATCGTAAGTCATTCACTTTAGAAACTACACGTTTACCTTCCACAGATGAAGATTCTTCTTTATAGCGAATGTATGATGAATCGTTATAAATCCACTGATTTCCTCCAAGATTCAACCAATTTCCTACTTTACCCCAGACTTTATATGCTTCACCTTTTTGTAATTTACGAATAACACTATTTGTTGTGGATGGACCAGAACGAAGGTTTACATTATATCCATCAATATACGCTACTCCCACTTCATTAATAACACCAGGTACTTCATTTGGTTGCTGTGGCTTTGGTTTAACTGAAATAGAATCTCCATTATATGCTTTTAATACATCAGCACGAAACTTTGATTCTGATACACCATGACTGCGAAGATAATCAATCGGATCTTCGTGATCTGTGCCACCAAGCTTATACGTAATGTCTTTATGCGTCCACAATCCAACGGATGGATCAATGTTTCTATCACGTAAAATTTTAGCGAGTAACTTCACATATCTCTCATAGGATTTTTTAAATTTAATAGGGTCACTAGTTTCAGAGAGCTCTACATGAACAAATCGTTTATTAGCTGCCGGACCTGCTCCCCATGCTTGATACTTAGTAGAAGCAATTTGAATTGTTTCATCCCAATCCGTTGCATAATGTACAAATGCGGAACGCCATGTTCTTGCTTCATAGTTTCGGATATTAATAGCAGGCGCTTCAGGAGTTGCTGTAGAATGTGCTACTACACCTTCATACGCTCCATATCCATTGCGATATTCAACTTTAGGTAAGCCTGGAATAATCATTTCTCGATCTGCAAAGACACTACCTGTTGAAGTGAATGCAATAATAGCTGCAGTAGAAATTGAGGCTAATAATTTAATAGATTTTTTCATTTGTCGTCACCATTCCCCATAATTTTTTGTTTAATGTCTGATACATCCTTTGCAAGTGAACCAAATGCTTTTGCTTGTTCTTCGATGACTGCCTGGTTTTTTTCGATTACTTTTTGATACTGTTCTTCACGCTGTTCATTCTTTTTTTGCGTAGTAAAAAGCATCCACACAAATAATGCTGCGAATGCTCCTTGTTGAATCATTGAATTGAAAATCTGTTCCTCCACTGTTCTCATCCCCTTTCTAGCAAAATAAAAAAGCCTGCTTATGCACGCTTGATTTCTGATATTTAAATTAAAAAGCTCATTGCAATATGAACAGTACTTCCGTTTGGAACACCATTCACGAAAACCCCGCCATCAGGTTTTATTGTCACTTCACAAGCCGCGGGTGTATATCCATATGCCAGCGCTGGAAAAGCAATGTGCTGTACGGGTCTAAATCCAACTGGTAGTGTAGCGAATACTGTGGTGTTTACTGGGTTTCGAATAGAACCGATTACATTAATCTGATCTCCACTTCTCTTGTACTTCAAAATTCTATCAGGAACATTCTCTACTCCAGTTGTAGGAAGGTTAATCCAACCTGTATCATTATCAGCGGTTGCTATCTTTTTACCTTTCAAGGTTGCTGATCCATCAGGACGAACTATTAAACCACTTTGAGAATCCCAGGGAGTAGCACCGAATCCCATGTACAGATATTCTTCACCGTTTTTAGCCCCTTTGAAACGTCCAATTCCGCCACGATTAACGATTACGTCTGTGTCTTTATCCATGTAGTGTAACCCGCGAGCAGAAGCACCTGTAGCCTCGTCAGGCTGAGCCATCATAAGCTGAGCATTCTGAGTGAATCGTGTAAGCCCTGTGAATGAGTCGTTACTCTTCTTCATGAGATTGGTATCTGTATTTACGTTTAACTTCTTATTAGTGTTATCGTAGTGGAGAACATTCAAGTTGTTATTCTGACGGTCTTCAATCCAAAACGAGCCGTTTGATCCAAACGCTAATGAGATTAAATCTTTTGTGCTATCCTTAGACGTAATACGCTTCAAAGCTAAACCTACATGAAGATTCAGGTCACCTATCATGGTGTCTCCGCTTTTCTTAATGACATCCATAGTATTTAATTTCTTCTGCAACTCGTCTAACGTTTTCTTAATAATCTCAAACTCAGAAATATAGTTTTCGATTTTAATATTTCCTTCTTTCACATCACGTCTTAATGCAATACGAATGTCTGGCGTACTCATTCGTTCTGTATTTTTTTCCATCACAAAATAAGCTGTCCAATCATCCGATGTAGAAACAGCTTGAGATGTAAACGTGTATGAAAACACACCATTCTTTGCATCAACTATTTGAGCATCATCTCGAATGAATACTCCTGTATGATTTGTTGCTTCATATTTAACCGCATATCCTGTTAAATCTACACTCTGCCCTTTTTCTCTTACATACACAGTAAGCTTCAATCCATTCTTGTCATTCTGCCGAGAACGAATTGTTTTTGTAAACACAGGATCTGCTAAATCTATAATAATTTCCTCATTCCGCATAACTACACCTCTTTCTAGATACTCCTTTTTACGTGTCTAGGCGGTCTTCTCTGACGTTTTACTCTGTTCCTATGCTTTATATTCCCTTTAGGCTTTAATGGCTCTAATTCTTCCAATCTAGCATCCGTTTTTATCACATGCTCTTGAAATGCGCTCGTCAATTGTGAAAGCATCCCGTATATGCCTACACCATTTTCTTCTGCCTCTTTTGGAATAACTAAACCGTAATGTGTAGGAATTGCATCTGTAGTAATTATTGGCTCTCCTTCTTTACGATTCATACGCATCTCATACAGTTTTGGAATATCGGTTTTCAAATTGTACTGTTTAATTTCCCATTCCATTACCTTTTCAAGTGCACTGAATGCAATAGGACGGATATTGGTTTTATAGGTTTCTTTAGAAGAAACTTTAAAGTCTGAAGCAATTACCCCTTGATAATATGATCCAAGTGCTGTCTTTATTTGAATATAACCATTTTCGTAACTCGAATTTCGTATCATCGCATTTGGAAGTATGATATCTGTATCTCCTCCAGATGAAACCCCAATACTCGCAATCCAATTGTCATTACGATAAAATCGGAACTGATCTTTGACTTTAAACCTCATATCACTTTGAGCATTTAGGACAATCGTTTTATCAGCATCAAGCATTGCATTCCCTGTTTGCGAAAAGTATAAAGAAGCTGCATTCAAGTATCCATTGCCCTCGAGTCCTTTTGTAATTCCGATTCCACCAGACTTAACGCTCGTATCCGAGAATTGGTACACCATAATAGCACCATTTGCACCTGTGGAATCTGAATCTCCGCCTAAAATAAGAGTAGGTTGTATTTCATTTCTACTATTTTTGTAATACCCTACAAACACCCTTGTTTTAGATGACTCATACAAGCGTATGAATTGCTTTGAAATATTTACATAGTTGACACTATCTGAAGTTCGTAATGTTGCACCTGTTATTTCTCCACCTTGCACAAGATTTCCACTCAACGTACCTGCAGTAATAAAATCAGCAACAATTCTTCCGTCACTTGTAATGGCAGTTCCATATGGGCCATTCACACCTGTGGAAGAATACCCTAATCCATTCAAGTTCCATTGCCAAACCTTTTTCGCACTCTTTTCATCTTTCGTATCCATAATTAAAATACGATCTGGATAAACACGGACATGTCCTCCGAACCCAGAATTAATAAGGCTTGTAGCATTTGCTTTTGCTGCATCCAAAATAGAGCCTGGCATATTGGACAACTCTTCTTGTACCAGGTCAACCCTACCGGAAACGTCCGTAAAGGATTCTTTGAAGTTACCAATGGTTATATCCAGATACTCTTTTTTTATTGGATCATATTTATAAGCAATTACCTTCGCCTTTATATCAATACCATCTTCTTGATGCTCAACCGTAACCGTATCTGCCATGTAAACACTTTGTAAATGCTTATAATCCTTATACTCTTCCGTTTGTGATAACTCCTGGAACTTAACGTTATAATTTGCTTTAGGCTGATCAACCTTTTGAATAGCAAACATATCCTTAGCTGCCTGACGTAATAACCTATATGCTTCTTCTAACGGAACTGCATCTTCATCATCAGCATTTTCACCAATAGCTGCTTTAATATGTTTAAATTCAACCACTTTGATTTTAGGATGAGGATACTTATTTATAAGTGGGCTATCCACATACTTTTCAGGAAGAAATAACCCATCAAAACCTTGTGGCATGATTCTAGTTATAGGACTTTTCCAATCAACATTTCCCTCGTATCCAAGCAAATCTTTTTTATGCCGAATCACTACTCCACGATCCATACCGCGATTTAGTAGCATCTTTACATCAAAATTATCTCGTTTTAATTCACCGCCCCAACGATTAACAAATGAATTGTCTTGACTAGAATCTAATAATGCTTCCACAGGATTTTTACGGACAATACGTGCACTTGCTATCTTTGGTACATCTGAATAAAACTGAAAAGGATGCTTGTATTGGCATCCCGCTGACATACGATTCATAGCCCCATTACCATTTGTTGTTTCAGCGAAAATGTCTTCAATTAGATTTTCTGTTAAATCATAAAAGATGTGGTAACATTGCGCTGTAATCTCACCCATACTGACTTTAGGAGCTGCCACTCGAAATAGTTGTTCGCCATCAGGAGTTGGAACTTTAATGATGCTCATTCCCTCTATTTCCAAACCACGTGGTGCAAACAATGGATAACTAAATGAAAATAAAAATAAACCATTGAGTTCTTCCTCAACAGTTGCGTTATAAATATGTTTATCTAAAGCCCCTATACCATTGTGTGTAAAATCAGTCTCATTTGGTTTATATAAAGTAATCATTTATATCTCCACCTAGGTCGAATTTCCATGAATTGAATTGCTCCTGACCACTCTATTGTATTTTCTCCCACGCCCAATATAGGGAACTGCCCAACCATTTTATTATTCATTGATATGGTATCGGTATATGCTTCAAGTATTTCTGAGTCTATGACAACAGAACCATTCACATCTTTTATTTGAAAAGAGACGTCATTGATTGTTATACGGAAAGTACCATTTCCCACAATCCAAAACTTAGGATCAGATTCAATTGTACCTGGATTATAAATCACACCAGGTTTGGTGAGCTTTAGATTTACATCCTCTGTATATTCAAAGGGATCTAGCTTAAAATCCACTTCAAATTCACCGTGTTCTTCAATTTCATTTACAATATCACCTACTACAACATGTTTAATTTTTCGATACACATCATCATCAGTAAAATATAATGTTTTTCCATTCATCAACCACGACTTCATACGTCGCACTAACGGCTTAATATTCTCTTCTTCAAGCATATTGAACTTTATTTTTAAAGGAACGTCTTTAAACGCCCCTTTTTTTGTAAGTGAACCATGTCTACCAGACACTTCAATATGTTCTACTTCTTGTTCTGCTGTAGGAATAACAGGGCGTCCTACTATACATATTCCGTAGTCACTTGCCAACTGATTATCGATACCTATGTCTAGCAATTTAAGTCCTCCCTATTCCTATTTTTGAATTACGCCCTTTTTGAGCAAGTGCATCATCTATTTTTCCGACCATGCGGTCGATATCACGATCATCCCTCACTGAAGGATTATAAATATTAATTACAGTTGGTTCAGTAGACATCGTTGCTGCAATCCCTTCACCAATCTCACCTAATGTCTTTTTATTCAACGGTAAAACTGCTTCTCGCCCCGCTTCTCCTGCACCTTGCAACTGACCATTACTCATACCGAAAATGGTAGGTCTAGTAAAGATACCGCCTTTTGCACGCCATTGGACATCGATACCAGATGGGAAAGTAATGTCTTTACCCAAAATATTTTTCGTACTAGTCTGCAGACTGAAGTGTGGCATTTTAGGCATTTCCGGTTTCGGAATCTTTAATTTCAAATCACTGAAAAACCCTTTGATTTTATCAATGAATCCCTTTACTTTATCTACCGCATCTTTTATCGGATCAATGATAAATCTCTTTGCTGCATCAAATTTCTCTTGCGCTGCATTTTTAACTGCGTCAAACTTCTCTCGTGCTGTGTTGTACATATCATTGAACTTCTCTTTTGCAGAATTATAAGCTGAAATAACTGGTTCAATAATATATTTATAAACTAAATTCCATGCCGTAAGTGTGTAAGATTGGATTTTTGCCCAATTACCTAGTATCCAATTCGCTAAATCATTCAATTTTTCTTTCGTTGCATTCCACAATTCCTGAACAGGCTGAATGACATATTGTTTTACTAGATTCCACGCTGTAGAAGTATACGATTTAACTGTTTCCCATTGTGAATTTAACCAAGAAACAAGCGCACCGATCTGTTCTTTAACCCAGTTCCATGCTTCTTGAACAGGTTGAGTAATATATTGTTTAAATAAGCCCCAAGCAACTTGTGCAGCAGCCTTGGCAATTTCCCACTGCGTACTAAGCCATGTGACCAATTCACCAATTTGTGTACTTACCCAATCATACGCTTCTTGAATTGGTTGAATAATATATTGAGATATGGCCGCCCAAGCAATTTGCGCTCCCGCTTGTATTAATAACCATCCAGCCTCAAGAACTGTAGAAATCAAAGAAATAATCGGATCTAAAACTGTAAGCATTGTATTCCAAGTTTCTTGCCAAGCCTGAGTCAATGTACTCCATAATTCAGACGCCGTTTCAACAATACCGGTCCACAATTCACTGAAAAATTCACCTAAAGGAGACAATATACTATCTGCTAATTCAATGAATGAAGACCACGATTCTGAAAAATAATCAGTAATACCGGTCCAAATTTCCGATGCCGTATCAGAAATTCCAGTCCATAGATCAGCAAAAAATTGACCGACGGGTTCAAAGAACTCATTTGCCATATTTAAAAAATCTGACCAGGCTCCAGAAAAGTAATCAACTGTGGATGACCAAGCATCTTCACAAATTTGGACTATGCTATCCCACAATTCACCAAACCAATCTTTAAATTCCGACCACTTTTTTGAAAGCCAATCGGTTATTTCTCCCCAGTTTTTTACGGCCCAAATAACACCTGCAATTACAGCTGAAAGACCAATAATCCCCAATATAACAGGTCCTAACGCTAGGTTTAAAGCACCAACCGCAAGAGATAATACACCGATCGCAGCTCCGATAGCTGTAATAGTAATTGTTAAGCCTGCTCCAATGGCAACAAAGTTCCGTATCGGCTCTGGTAACTTAGAAAACCATTCAGCAAAATCTGATATTCCTTTTGCAGCTTTCGGAAGAATATCAGCAGCTAAATCAGCAAGTTGTTTTCCTAAAGGTTCAAGTGCTGTTTGAGTTTCCCTTAAAGTACTTTGAAACTTTTGTCCAAGTGATTCTTCTTGAAGCTTTTTCATTTCATTCATACGACCGTTTACATCGCCTATTGCATTTTTAACATCACCCATGCTCAAAATCGCTTCTTTCCCTTGTCCTTCCCACAAAGTGCGCATTAAGGTTTGTCCAATTGTATTCCGCTTAACTTGATCGTCCATACCTTGCAAGTCTGTTATTACTGATTTAAAGACATCCGAAGCTGATGCTTTACCATTTTTGAAATCCTTAAATAATCCTTGAGATTTTTCACTAAGTTCACCAAAGGCTTCACCAATATCTTTACCGCCGTATAATAACTGATTATTGAACTCAAGCATCCCGTCATTTAATCGGTCCAAGTTGTAGGATCCATTTTGAGTCCCAGCAATGAGCATACCAAACATATCTTGAGCACTAAACTGCATCTCTTTAAAGGTAGGCGAATATTCAGCTAAGTTATCAAACATTTCATCCGAGTAATTTAAACCTTCTTGCATCCCATATGCAAGTAAATCAAATGTTTCTTTTGAGCCTAGGCCAAATTGAGTCATTACTTGACCTGCACCACGCGTTGCTTCTCGCACATCAACATCAAACAAACTTGCAATTGTTAAAATATCCTCAGACACCGTTTGTAGCTCTCCATGTGGAACATCTCTCATATTTTGATAAACTTGAATTAAAGCTTGATCTACCTCTTCAAGATTTTCACCAAAGCCTTTTTTCCAAGTCTCTACAGCAATTTTTTGAAGGTTCTCAGCGCCTTTTGCTGATAAACCTAATGATGCTTGAATTTTCCTTTGTGATTTATCAAAATCTATCGCTATACCTACAGTCGCTTTACCAAGTTCAATCAGTTTTTCTGACATCCCCTGTAGCATCTGAGTGGCTTCCATCATGTTATGCAAATCTAATTTCTTACCTAGTTGTTCCATACCAGCTGCAGCTTGATCTCCACTCTGGCCAACACTATGCAACGAGTTTTCAAATTGCTTTAATGTAGTTTTTGCTTGATTTAGTTTCGTTTCAAGCTGCTGTACTTCTTTAGAATTTTCACCATATACTTTTTTAGTTGCACTCAATTGACGTTCGAGATTATCAACAACTCTCCCAGTCATTTCTGTTTGTTGACTTAACTGTCTTTGGGCTAGACCTAACTTATCAGCTTCACTAGCGTTTGCTCCTAATTCAGCATTTTGTAGTTTAAAAGCACTAGTCAATCGCTTTTGTTCAGCTTCTAAACCTTTTTCACTTTGCTGTAAAGAATCTAAATCACCTTTTGCTTTTCTGGACTCAGTTGCCTGTTGTGAAAGACCTTCATTCGTAGTTTTTAACGAATTCTCGAATTGTTTTAACGTTGTTTTAGCTTGGTTCAAACTCGTTTCAAGTTGTTTCACTTCTGTAGAATTCTCACCATATGCACTTTTTGCTGCACTTAATTGTTGTTCTAAATTTTGTACAACCTTCTCCGTCATATCCATTTGCTGACGTAACTGTTTTTGCGCTAATTCCAACTTATCTGACTCACTAGCATTTCGCCCCAACTCAGCTGTCTGAAGCTTAAAGGCACTCGCTAATTGTTTTTGTTCTACTTCAAGTTTTTTTGCATTCTCTTGTAAATCAACTAACTTCCCTCGAGCTTCCCTAGCTTCAATCGCTTGCTCGGAAAGACCTTCATTCACTCTTTTCATTGCATTATCAAGAGAAGTTTCAGCACGTTCTGCATCAAGCAACTTCCCGTACATTTTATTGAGTTGTTCAGCGGTTGTACTTGTGTCCTTGGACATAGCTTGATATTCAGCACGCAACATAGCTGTACGTTTCTTGGCTGCTTCCATTTGAATTTCAAGCTTCTTCTTTTCAGCAAGAAGTTTATCAGTCATCGTCGCATCTTGGCCCATTGCTGCAATATGATTTTTATATTCTTTCGCTGCATTATTCATAACCATATTGATTTGCTTCAATGTATTTGCATACTGAACCTGACCATCCATTTTAAAATTAAGGACGACGTTCCTTTCTTTACTATTCCCTGGCATTTTCTCACCTCATTTCTTATAGGAATGGTGTTTGATCTAGCGTGTAGATTTGTTTTGGTTTCTGCTCATGTAATGCATCCGGATTGTTGTATCTGAGATGCATGATGAATTGCTTTAAAAAATGTGCAGGTGTGATTTTCCAGAAGTCATCCATACTTAAACCAAGCAATGTATTACCGACATAAAAATAAAAATCCCAGTCCAATTCGGACTGAGATTCCTCATTTTTTGTCAGTATGTTTTTTACTTTTTTTCTTGCTTCAGCTTCTCCATATCAGAAGTTTGGAAAGTTTGTCCACTGAAAATTTCGTATACAACGATGAAGATATCAGGTAAATCATTCATAGGAATAGCACCTTTCAATTCAGCTAATGTACATTCTGTACCGCCGCTACGTACCATCGCATAAATTAATGCACGCATCAATTTTGCTTCATTTTCTCCCAGGCTAAATTGACCTTTTCCTAACATATCATTCATTTCTTTTTCAAATTCATGATAGGGTGTGCCATACGCTTCTTCCACATAAGGAAAAGATTCAAAAGTAAAAATAACAGGGATTGTAACACCCTGTATTTTAATACTATTTCTAGTTATATTAACGTTAACTAAATCACTTAAACGTGCCATACTATCACTCCTTATTTCCCTGGTGTCGATGTTCCACCAAGTTGTGTTAATTGAGATTCATCACAAATGACTTGTTTTAAGAAATCTTCAGCTTTAATTCCTTTTGCCTCTGGATCACCAGTATCTAATTCAGCTTGTGTTACATCATTAAATAACAATGGATCTGCTGTAATTGTGTAAGCAATGTCATCCACAGTCATTTCATCACCTTGTGTTTTCCAAGATTCTTCTACTGGAGCAACTGTACATTTTGGGTACCAACGTAATATTTTTGTTCCATCATTTAAAGGAAATACAACACCAACTGCGAACTTTGGATACGCCTTCGCCTTCGCTGTTTCAAAAGACACGCCCTTTTTACGTGTTTTAGCAAAGATTTTATCTTTCACTTCACGATTTAGACCAGCAAGATTAAAAGCTAATCCAAACGCTGTATTTTTGACAATGTTAATAATTTTTTTGTTAGATGCCCACTTTGTAAAATTAGTAGAAGTAGTGGAAATCGTTAAATCAGAAATATTCGTTTGCCTATAAACTATATCCTCATAAGTTGGTAATGTACTAGAAGTTTCATTTCCCTTCATCAAGCATAGATATAAATCCTCAATCCCTACGGAATATTGAATTTCTTTATTTTCAATTGTCATGTGTCTCATCCTCACATTCTATTCATTATTTTTTGTGCCATAATATCAGCAATTTTGTCACCTTCTGCATCAAAGGTATTCTGAACAAAGTGTTTTCCTTTCACACGACCCTTACCCTTTGCTTTTTTATGGCCATGTTCAACTAAATACCAATACCAAGCTTCATCTTTAAATTCCACAGATACACGATCATCTTTCACAACAACCTTTAGGCTATCCCTTAAATGTGTCCGCTTGTTTTTATTGGATGCTTTGATTTTTGGTTTTAATTTACTCGCAAAATACTTGGCTGCTTCTTCTAATACATCTAATTCGACCTTTTTATTCACTCGTAATAGCGTATTAATATCTTCTAAAGCTTCAGCAAAGCCATTGTTATTTGAAGCCATTACTGGATACACCTCACATACGTTATAAACTGCGTGATAGTGTCGTCGTTCTCGTCATAACCCATTCCATCGAATTGAGAATAAGACACGCCTGCTTCGTTAAAAGCAGCCTTTAATGGCTCATAATCTTTTTCAGTTCCATTTGTAATGACTGCAATTTGATAAAGCGGCATATCTTTTAGAACCTTATTAGAAGCTCTTTTCTGTTGCTCATTCACAAATTCATACACAATATAAGGGTAATCTATCCCTGTAGGAGCACTATCACGAGAAACTGGAATACCAGATTTCTTCATAAGACTTCGCAACTGTTCAAAATTAATTTGCATACGATAGTGACACCTCCATCAATAGGTCTTCTTCTTTTACATAAATGCGCTCAATGTTATAAATACGTCCGCCAACTTTTACACGATAATCCTTTTGATTGTTTTCAATCTCTCGATCAATACGAACTTCAATTTTCTTTACAATTTCATTCGTATCTTTCGTTGTAAATTTATCAGTGGCTGTAACTCCAATGTTGTTATAACGAATATTACGTTCTAACGGATATCCCATCACAACACGGTCATTTTCCGAATCAATGGTTTCTCCTAATTTAAGTAGCTCACCCATCCATTTGAGTTTATTCGTCTTTCTCTTCATCGGCATAAACCTCCTGGACAAACATCGGCGTTAAAGCATCAAGAGCTTGTTCTAATTCTTTTTCAGCAACCCTGTAATCATAGAAAATGCCGGCTACCATAATAATTAAATACTCGGTCTGTTTGCCTGTCGCATTCTTTACATAAGTCCTTGCTTGAGTGATATAAAAAGAGAGCATGGTTTCATCCATACCCTCTTCCCAATGAATATGAGATTTTAATTTCTCAATTAAATCATTCATAACCTATTTACCTTCAGTTGTAGCTTGCACTTCAAAACGATACACAGCTGGCTCAAATGGAGAATAAACTAATTGACCATCTAATAAGTTGTAAATTTGGAATCCAACTTTGTTTGTACCAGCAAATTTTTCAATCAATTTTTGTAATTCCATAGCGCCAATTACATCTTGAATATGGAACGCTGAAATATCACCAAAATATAAAACTGGAACGTCTGGTTTTCCTTTTACGTCTGCCGCATCAGTAAAGTCCACAGGATAGCCAATAAGCGTATTTCCAATACCACCTTCTACTTGTGTCATTGGACGTAGTAATGGGAATCCATCAGTTGTTTTCATTTTTTCAATTGCTGTTAATGCTGCACGGTTAATAATCCAACGTCCTTTTTTCATTACTTCTGTAACAGGTGTATTTTTCATTTCAACTAATGCATCATACATTAATTGCCCTGCATCTTTTGCTTTTAAATCAACTGGATTAGAAGGCTTAAACGCTACCGCTTTTTTTGCTAACGCACCTGGGTTTTCATTACCTACATCATCGCCATTGAACATGTAGTTAATTTCTTTACGAACATAAGCCTTTTTCAGCTCGTCCACAACGATTTGCTCAATTGGAGCACCTGTCATTTTTAATAACTTTTTAGTAACAGTAGCAAGTGCATCAAACTCAGCTGGATCAAGTAACACTTCATCAAATTCAATATCTGTTGCTACGATTTCATCACTATCTTTACGTTCCTTCTTACGTACATTTGCATCTGCTTTCTTAACAAGAACAGGATATTTCATATCACCTGCTGTTTTATGAACTGAACCATATTTACGTAGTAAGTTCTCTTCTTGAGCATAAGTAATGATTTCGCTCGCAATAACTTCTGGCACAGTTACTGAACCATTACCAGCTTCAATACCAAGAGAACGCGCTTCAGCTTCTGTAATTTTCCCAACTACAAAGTTAGCAAATGCCGAACGAATTTCTTTCTCTTTCTTTTTAGTAGATTTATGGCCTCGAGTAGAAAGACCTGTTGCAATAGCTGCCATTGCTGCACTTCTTTGTTCAGGCGTTAATCCATTTCTATTTTCTCCACCTTCAGTATTGCTAGCACGCCCTTCTCCGCCTTCTCCAGAACCTTCAGTACCAGATCCCTCATCACCTTCTTCATTATCTTCGTTTCCTTCTTCACCTCCACCATCATCTTCAAGATTTGCTAAAGCATCCGCAACTTCTTGCAATTGCTTGTTAATTTCATCGATTTCTTCTTGAATTGCTGGTAAGTCTTCAGCACGTAATTCAGGATTCTCAACCTGTGTACGTAATTCCACTAATCTTTCATTGCTTCGTTTTTGTAATGCTAATAATAATTGTTTGTTCATTTTACTTTTCCCCCAAGATTTGATTTATTTGTTTAATCATTTTCATTCGTTGTTCTATTTCTTTACCAATCTCTTTACTGCGAACTAAAGATACTTCCGTATCGTCATAAGCTGGTATTGAAACAACCGATATTTCATAAAGTTCTACTTCTTTAATGGTCCTTAATGCTGGCTCAACATTGTAATCCCAATTTTCTTCTGTTATCCAAAATCCAAATGAGCATTGATTGATATCGCCCCTGGACATACTTTCAGCTAAATCTCGACCAACAGATGTATTTGGTAATTCAATTTCGAATTTAAGTCCTTTTTCATCCTCTTCTAGTCTCAATGTACCGCTTTTTGTTCTCCCTAGGACATTATCCCAATTGTGATTGAATAACGCTCTAATATCACCATTCTCAGAAAGAGAACGAGCAAATGCACCAGGTTCAATAACTTCATCAAACCAGCCACCAATAGTTGTCTTTGAATTAAATACGGCTGCATAACCCGTTATCTTGGAAGGTTGTTCTTCCGTAGCATCCCTGGTACTTAATTTGGTGATGTCAAATGTCCGTGTTTCCTTTGTCTTTGCCATTTCCATCACCTCCCTTCAGTGAATCATCTGTAGCTTGTTTCTCACCAATTTTTGATAAGTCGTTTGAAATATAAATTGCTTTTGACTCAGGTGTATTTTGCATAGGGAATCCAAGCATATCCGCAACATTATCTGGCGATGTAATTCCTGTCCGAACAATGTTGTAAGCAATGTTTGTTTTCATGCTATAAGTAACAAAATCAAGGATATTTATCTTGAATTTAATACGTTTATCCGAATTTTTCCCGAAAAAAAGAAGACTCAAATGGTCTTCAAAATTTTTCATTATCGGTCTAACTGCCTTGTTATGCAAATACATCATTGCTTGCTCAAGGTCTTCCTTAATCAAGGCCGTATATGTGTCCACATTTACGCCTAAAAACTTACCTAAATCCTTTTTGTATACGTTTAGATAGGCCAGGGTCTTTTCATCGTCTAACGGGCTTTTAAGCGTCTCTATTGAATATCCTTTTCCGAGTGGAATCATTTTAACTGACCTTGCATCATCGATGGATTCCAATTGATCTAAAATCTTTTTAATTAATTTGGACTGCGCTCCATTTTGTGGATTAATATGAGCATCTAGCTTAAGTAAGAATGCTAATAAACCACCTTTTTTATACTTATCAGTTAAAGTTTTCTCAGCTGACATAACACCTTCAAGTGTATCCTTACCTAAATCAAGAATGCCTGTACCTTTTAGATGATCGGCACCAATATTCTTCACATGTCGAATCATAAATGATGAAATTTCTTCTCCATTCACTTTGAAATGTTCTATCAATCTATCATCCAGTTCTGTATAAACATTAGATGCTAAATGTAATTGGTCACCATCCAACACTGGAAAGACTTCACCTTGAAGTAAATAGGTATTAGTCATTAACTTAATGAATTCAGACTGTGTAAGATAATTGTTTGGATTCTTTAAAACCTTAAGAGCTGAATCATTTTTAATTTCCTTACCGTCTTTTTCTTCCACAACAATCTCAGCCAACATCATTTGATTACTTATATCTTGTAGTAATTCATAAACATCACTAGATTCCAAGATATTATCATCGCCTGCATATCTACCACCATAGCGAACAACATTATTGAAAATGTCTTCGAATAAACCACGCTTTTCAGCTTGTTTAAGTAAAAAACTTGAAAATCTATCCTTTAAACCCAATTCCTCACCGCCTTTCTATCGATAAATATCATCTAAATATTCATCATAATTTTCATCTGGAACAGCATCTTCCATCATATTCAACGTTTCTTTATGACCAATTAACATGGCCACAAACCCATCGATATGCTCCGGTGATTTTCGTTTAGATGGTGTTTTTAAATTATTAATATTAGTTATTACTTTTGCATTGCTTGCACAATAAATTAATAATTGATTATCAGTTTTAATTCGGTCCTGAAGCAATAAGATTTCAAAATCATCAAATGGTTCATTCATATGAGTTGGATACTGTGGAACTTCCACACATTGAATACCGAGCATTTCCCACTTCTCAACAAGCTTTTCAGCAAGCGCTGGATCATAATTAATTTGACGTAAATCAAAGTTCTCAAATACCCATTCAACGTACTGATTGACCATTTCTTCGTCAACCGTTTTACCAGGACAAATCGTCACAAATTCTTTTTCAGCTAATTCCCGATATGGGACATTTCTTTGCTGTTCTTTATCTTCAATTCCAAACTCTGGAATAAAATACATTTGTTTTACTTTTAACAATGAAAGACCTTCCTCATCGTATGTTGGAATATTTAACGATACGCAAGTTAAATCGGTACGTCTTGATAAATCCACACCGATAACACAAGTTAAACCTTCAATATCTCCTAAATCATCAACAAGCATTTTATCCAATTGGTCTTTATCAAAATATGTTTCAGCATAGTTAACAAATACATCTAAATGCTTTGATAAGAACTCCGCCTTATTAAAGCTGTTGTTTTGAGCTTCTTTAAATGCATTTTCAAGAAACTCCATGTTAACTGATACATCCATGTTCGGGTTAACCATTCGCCAAACATCACGGTCTTCCCAATCAAACTTTTTATTCGGCTCATAGATCATCATGAACCAAGAATCATCTTTATCCTTATCCAAAACTTCTTTTGCATAGGTATAAATTTGAGTTCCAAGCGAGCCGGTATTCTTCCCTGCTGTGGAAGTGATGATGTTGAGTGGTTCTTCTTGGGCAATTTGTGCTGAACGTAAGTTATCATATTGTTCACGGTCCATTTGAGCATGAACTTCATCAAAATAATTAATATACGGGTTTTTACCTTCATTACCAGCGTTATCTTTCGTTAAAACCTTAATTACATTTGCATATTTTATATCATCCTCCACAAATGTGTATTTAATTGATTTAATCGTGTCTTCTTTGCCTTTATAGATACGTGTATCTGGCCGTAAATCTGGACTATTTTCAATAGTTAATGCAATTGGTCCAGCTGCATTTTGACATTGTTCAAAAGTATTAGCGGAAATATAACAATCTGCGCCTTTTACACCTTCTCCGTACATCGCATAAATGACTGGTGAACCGCCCATAATTGTTTTTCCGTTTTTCTTTGGAACCTGCAAATAAGCCGTACGAATTACTCGCACCGCTTTACCATCTTCATTATATTTTTGCCATCCATAAATGTTAGCAAAGTAAAACTTTTGCCAGGGCTCTAAAATTAATGGCTGCCCTGCCCATTTTCCTTTTGCATGTTTTAAGAATGTTTCAGTGAAATAAATCATAGCATTTGCTTTTTCAACATCAAACCAAATATCTCTTCGTTTCTTCCATTTCTTATATCGTTTGATTGCTAATTTAATTGAATCAGGATATAAGTGCGGGGCTGCATCTACTTCCGAAACGAATATATCAGCGTAATTTGTTTCAAAATCAATCATCTATTTAACCTCTGCCTAAATTGCAATAATTTGTTGTTATCAGTAGACTCCGTGGGCTCTTTTTCATTTTTTCCTTTTTCGAGAAGAACCCCACTTTTTTTAAGTAAATCTTTGTTCTTTCCGTCCAGTCCTAATTGCCCCAAATATTTCGCTTTTTGCTTAGACCAAACTTCAACTTGTTGAGCTAATGGATGCTTTGATTCTTTCACATCACCATTTACATTCTTTGTTTTTTGGACTGTTGGAAAATTAGAATTCTTCCACAATCCATATTTGACGCTGTATATCTCAACTGCATCAAGATAAACTTCAATTAATGGATCGAGCGCTGGCGAATAAGTTCCGGCTTCAACCAAAACATCCATAATACGCTGCGCTTCTAATTCTTTTTTCTTTTCAGCTTCAATTACGACCTTCGATTTTCTGGCCATTCCTTAAATCACCACCTAAAAAAACGAATTTTTTTCAAAAAACCATTTTGAGGTGCGCGTTTGCACCCCCACTCCCTATCCCCCCATAAGGCCAGCTTTTCTTTTTTTGATAGGGGGGCTTAAAGTTTCCAATCGAACTTTTTCTTTTCCTGGTATTTTTCATTTGTTTCTCTTTCCACAATCGGATGACACTTAGAACAAAGTGTATCGATATTATCTGGATCTAATCTTAATGAAGGATTGATTTTAATTGGAACAATATGATGATGATGTGCTTGCTTACCAAACACGAACCTTCCACATCGTTGACACAATCCTTTGTCTCGTTGATAACAGAATGACTTTAAATCTCGCCAGGCTTTTGTCCGATAGAATGATCTGTTCTTTGAATACACAACTGTCTTCTTCTGTTTACGTTTATGATTGAGACAGTATCGTCCTTTATCGATTAATGTCTTGCAGCCTTGCTCAGCACAGTACTTCATTTTGTATTAGTTGTTAATTGCTCAACGATATGATTACGAATTGATTCTTCTTTCTTTAACTTACCTGGTACTTCAATATCATTTTCTTTAGCAAAGGATAGTAACTGTTCGCCATTCATATCATCCAGATTAATTTCAGTCTCTGTATCAATTATTTTTACATCAACCACTTTATTGTCCGCATGCCTAATAATCATACTCTCAGGATTAACAGTTACTTCAAATCCTGGTTCTTCATCTGTAGGAACAAATAGACTTCGTTTTTCTTTGTTATCCCAATACTCTGTACCAGATATTGTTTTTCTAATTTCAGTAATCATTTGCATTCACTCTCCTTATCTTTCTGTTCTTGCGACCTAATTTTATCAAGCATACTTCTAACAGCTTCTCCATTTCTTTTTCCATTAGGCAATAAAGGTTCTTCACCCATAATTACTTTTACTTTCACTTACATTCACACTCCTTATCTAAAGAAACTATTGTTGTATTGTGATTAAAGCAATAAATACAACTCATTCCTTCTAATAGATTTCTTTTCCCTCTACACGATGTTCCACAATTTTTACAAACTAATTTAACTATTGCATCAGCATCAGTAAAAAAGACTTTAGATGCATCAACTTCTTCAACATACCAAACATTCTTTGGTAATTTAGGAAGAGGTGATTTAGGTTCCGACCATTCTATCTTTTTGATAATCTGATACTCCTTCTTTAACGTTTCTAATGCATCAATAACTTTATGAAGTTCATCTAAGGATTCAATACGTTTTTTATATGAGAACATCTTCTTTTCACCATCCTTATAAAATGCAACACGTTTGCGCTTACCTTTTCCTAGATAACATCAATAACTCTCTCATGCCATCTACAACTTCTTTATCGTTTTCAACAAGCTTACCTTTAACATAGATATCTCCATTGCTTTTCAGAGATACCATTTCTTGTTCACCAACTCTCAAGATGATACTGTCCTGTGAAGTATCTCTTGCTAACTTATTCAAATCTCCATTATGCAACGTTAAAGTCATCTCTACACCACCTATATAATTTTTACATAATAAAAAACACTCCATAAGGAATGCCTCTTCAATCCTTTGCAAACACTATAGTTTAAAAGGAGCATGTTATGAAATTCTCACAAATACTAATCATTATCTTTGCTGTTATCATTATTATATGGATATGGTTTGTTTAATTAAAAAGAGCAACCGTGCACCAGTTGCCCTTTCGTCAATTTCTTATGTTATTACTATAATCGATATCTTCAAGAGTTAACATTCATAAAACTGGGTGTCAGTAAAGTGCAAGTTCTTCAGCAAACTTTATTCTCCTTATTATTTCAGCATGTTTCTTATAGATATAACTAGAACTATAATTCATATTCTCGGCTATTTCTTCTAATGTCATTCCGTCCACATACTTCATTTTTAATAATTTATTTTCTAATCCTTTGAACTTACTAATCAATTTTAATAAATCACACATTGCATTCATCTTATGAGCTAACTCATATTCGATTGCTTCTATACGCTCTTCTACTTTTGCACCTTCCGATTCAGCAGTTAAACGCACTTCTCGCAAATCACCACTGACCCAGCGTTTTAATTCAGCTTTTGTTTTATCTAAGTTGTAATCTAAGTATGCAATTCTTTCTTCTAATTTCTGATAGTCTTTCAGCCAGTCAAACAAATGATGATTCACCTACTTTCTATAAAAAACAACAAATCTCTTAAAACACGTTTATTTTCCTTTCTGAGACGTTTTAAAACTTGTACATCTATTTGTATCCAAAAAGAAATATAACTTCAAATTACTATGATTCTGGCGGTCATTTTCATGTCGGAACATGTCGATTAGATTCAAACATCGCTTTTATTCCACATCATTTATTTTTAAAACAAAATGACTAGTATCTTGATAATCTAATTTCTCTTGATCCATTGACTCCACCTTTTTCTCAACTAATCTTTGGAAATCATCACTGTTCGCATCTTCTGGTATTTCAACTTCAACAAGAACTTTATACGTTTTCGTTACTTCCACTTCTACTTGATACTTTTCCATCTTTATACCCCTCCATTTTTTAATAAAATTCAAATTGTATTAATGTCCTGAGCCGAAGCCCAGGACAAATATTTATTCAGCAACACTTTCTTCATCAACAATTTTTAATTGACCAGGTGCAACATCAGTTGTTCCATCAGGATTAACGTTATACTCGACACCTTCATGTTGTTCTTCGTAAAACTCATCAATCGACATTTGCGAAGGCTCTAGAGTAATAGAAACATTTTCACCAGCGAATGGATAAAGTTTATTAATTTTATCTTTCGTATCGCCTTTTACATTGAATTTAAGAACTGTTTTCTTGCTATCACGTTGAATAGAAACAAATTCAGCACCAATTGCTTCAACATCACTTTTCTCCACAGTTAGATGAACAATAGTACCTGGCATTTTTAATAATTCATCAGCATGTGGAAGTTCATCACTTAATACATGGAACATTAAAACTTCCTTTTTATCATCCTTTTGCATTTTCTTAAATAATACGTTCAATTGAATTTTAGTCATGGTTTATTTCTCCTTTAATTGTTTTAGGTTTCATCAGATAACGCCCTTCTTCAAATACTCACGAGCCATATATAAGAAATGATGATATATGTAATTACCGGTTGTAGCTGGCTCAATAAATACCGTTGAAAATCCATATCGTACTTCAAATGTTTTTAAACTACCAAGTAACGCTTCTGGTTTGTATTGACTTATATACTCACCTTTTAATATTTTTTGATAGCCTTTTAAATCTTCCACAAGAAGAACAAATGGATGTTTAGCAGCACGAATCAATTCATTTTCAAATCTCGTACGATCTTTAATTGATTGAACTAATTCATCTACACTATTTTTACGTTCTACCCCAGCACTTAAATAAATATCTCGTGTAATACCCATTTCAAGATTCTTAGGAATTACCGCTGAATAATCAGCCGTATCAATTTTTCTAAGTCTGAATTTAACATCCTTTTTACGGAAATAATCAAGTACATGTTGGTTTTTCTGTTCTCTTGTATCCACCATGATTTCTAATGTATCCAGTATTTCTTTCAATTCTTTTTCTGAATATCGATAATGAATTGCTGGCATTTATTTCACCTTCCTAAAATGCAACATTGCACGATTGAATATTGCTTGTGAAAGCTCGTCCGTTAATTTATTTTCATAGTTGGCCACAGATTCTTTTACATATAACCAACCATTAAGTGAGAAGTTTAATGTTAATTCCATAACCAATCTTGCTGCAGCTTCATCATGATTAAACCAATCATTAATTTTTGGATTTATGTCTTGCTCAACACCGATAAAAAAATTAATAATTTTATCTATGGTTTGTTTTACTGCATGATCTTGATCGGAATAATTCCCTTGCAAATATTTAATAATACGTAGCTTGTATTCTTTAATAACTGATTCAATTTCAAGAGCAACCTTTTCATGATTCTCAATGTATAAATCATTTCCATCTAGCACGAGCTTCGCTCCCATCGATTGAACATCGGCACATATCTGTTTTGGATGCATTTAATCACCTTCAGTAAGAAGTTCATCGATTGAAAATAGAGCAACCTCTAAAATATATACATATCCATCAGAATCCCTTCTTGTTTGAAAAGCCAATGTGTTTTCTAAGTAATACCTAAAGACAGCTTGACTAAAGATATACATACCACCAACTAAATGACACCATGTTTTATACACTTTATAGAAATCGACCATTTTCATTTCTTTATTTGTTCGTCTATTGCAATTGGTTTCAACAAACGCTTGTACACTTTCTACATTTTTTCTATTGTGTTTCCTAGATTGTCTTTCAAGCTCAGCAATAACTTTTTTTAAAAGCAAAATTTCCTTTTGATAATTTTCTGCTACAATGACAGTTTCACTTTTTGGCATTTTCTCACTCTCCTTAAAAGAGTTACTGAAGTTATCAAATGAAAATTTTCGATAACTCATCAAAAACCAGTTGCATCAAGGGTTTAAACCATATTGAGTTATCAAAGTTACTAAAGTTACTTGAAAAACTATTAAAGCCCTATATATATTATTTTTTTATTTTTATTTATTTTCTTAAGAGCCAATATAGTATTTTCAATAACTTCAATAACTATTCATCTATAAACCTTGCTATATCAACGTTTATAAGAGTTATCGAAAAAAGCAGTTCAGTAACTTTAGTAACTATTCCTTAAACTTTTTTCCTATTGATGGAAGTTACATTATTTTTTTCTTCTTTATCTTCAGTTGAGAATAGATTTGCTCCCGCAAATTGATTTAATGTAATTCCAGTAATAAATGTTTTATTACCTGTACCTTTTTCTTTCTTGAATCCCCGAATTTCTAACTGGCGATAAAAAGCACGATTCTTTAAATCCATTTCATTATTTTGATAGCACCACTTGGTATAACTTTCATAAAGTGATTTCGCTTCAATTTGCGCCGTAGAATGAACCGTACAATTTTCATCAATAAATGGTCCTAATATATCCATGTCTTCACGATATTCGGCTGTCGCTGCCTTCACGGCTTCAGGAGCACGCAATCCTTCGGTCTGCCACTTCATGCAACCTTCAACAGCCCACCGTAAAACTCCAGGCATTTCTTTTGCTAATTTATCAGGTAGATCATAATCAATCTTGTCTTTCGGTATCGTTACGGTAAATGGAATAAGCATAATCCTTCTCCAAATACCTTCATCTGAACCTTTAACAATTGGTTTATGATTGGTAGTGAAAAACACTTTAAACTCTGGTGTAAATTCAAAGTATTCCTGGCGTAAGAAACGAGCTGACATCTTTTCTCCACCGGTGATTTGTTTAACCAGAGCTTCAGATAATTGTTGCCCCTCTTCACTCTCAACGGCCGATACAAAACGCGCTCCATCTAATCTGGCCACATCGTTATTGATTCCTGAATCATTTCTCTTTTTCAAGAACGTGTCACTGTTTGTCTGTCTTCCATAATCACCGAGTAGATCCTGGATGATATTAATAAAAGTAGATTTACCATTTCGTCCATTACCGAATAAGAAAAACATTACTTGCTCTTTTGTTACACCGGTTAATGAATAACCAATTGCTTTCTGCAGGTAATTTATTAATTCATAATCCGCTTCACCTGCAGGTGTTTTAAAAATACTCTCCAAGAAAGCTTTCCAGTTTGGACACTCAGCATTTCTGTCATACTTGATTGGAGAAATCTTTGTTAATAACAAGTCACGGTCATGCGGTAATAATTCACCTGTTTTTAAATCGATAACTCCGTTATCACAGTTAAATAAAAAGTTATGAGAATCTAATTCTTTCTTTTTCACTGATACCATAGGTCTCACATCCAATATGCTATTTATTCTAATTGACCGTCTTTCACATTTCTTTGCCCAATCATGTAATAACTTTGATTGATATTTATCTTCTGTAGCCTTCGCTTCTCCATATATGGCCCTAAGTGTTTTAGCCGTGATAGCTTCAATCTGTCTCTTACTATCCTCATGCCAATGTTTACCGTTCCATATAAGCCATTCCAATTCATTACAATAGCGAACATTCTCGCCGTGATAATATGCAATACGTTCCGCGTTTCCTAACTCAGTTAAATGAAACTTTGGTACTTCATCGATAATTTCCTCAGTATCTTCAATTGAATTATCGGAAATATAAACCTCATACTTTTTCTCTTCAGGCGGTTCATAATCAGCTATTGTGGAAGGAGTTGAAAGAATTGCTGTATCAATTGTCATTTGGCCATATGTACGGCCATCACTTGAATGTGGTTTATCCCACTTCTCACGAAGTAAGGAAGACTCTCTAAACATCGAATCCATCTTTGCAGCATCTTTATCCGTCCAAAATGCTAAATGGTTGCATAAAGCCATATCAGTTGAAGAATGATCTCCGTTAATCAACATACCCTGGAATAAATCTTTAATGGCTGCACCGCTTTTACTATCAAACATTCGCTCCCATAATTCTGCATTCGATAAACTAGTAATATCTTCTCGTTCGAATGAAGTAGTGCTTTGTTTCTTTTCTGGCTTTGGCTTTTCTTTCAAATACTTCTCAAATAAAACTTTTAATTCTTCTGTTCTATCTTCCACAGGAACTTGATCCAAGCAATCACCGGTGAAAGTAAAATAGCGTCCATGTCTGTACACTTCTAATCCGATATCAACATTTTTCCGTCCTGTACCTGGTCCTTTTAATGGCAGCTTACCTTTCGCAATTATGTGGATACCATCACCACTTGGTGAGTATTCCGTGTAACTATTTACGATTTCAATAACATCCTCAGCTAAACTTGTAAGAGCACCTTCCTGAATACAATGGTCAATATCTATCCCAATGAATGGATCGTCCTTTGAAAACATGAACCCAATTCCGTCATAATCTCCTTGTTCATAGAATTTTATGATCGTCGGAAACGTTGACCAGCTCCGTTTATTATTTGATTGAGCCATTTCCCCATTGATTTGATAAGGAACTTTTGTTTTCTTACCGTTTCTTACTTCTGACCGCCATAAGATCCAATGAGGAGTGTTTTTAAGCTCTGCCGGTATTTGATTAAATTTATATCTCATTTGATTTTCTCCCTTTGGAAAAGGGAGCCGTTAGTAGCTCCCTCCTATTTGAATCTTGTTAATTAACTTTTAGAACGGAACATCCTCATCCGAAACTGTAAATCCAGTACTTGGAGCCGATGCTTCCGATTCTTTAAACCCATTTACTTGCGGATATTTTTTACCGTTATATTCACGCTCACCAACTACTACACGAAGATGTTTATTTAAAAGAGTATCTGCCCATTCCTTGTAAGAAGCGAATTTCATTCCTGTTGGAAATGCTGCAGCTTTAGAAATTGCTTGTAATCTCCACATTGATTTTTCAGTTACAACAAAATTATCGAATAAAAGCTTCTGTCCTTGGAATGCCTGGTCTACATCACTACGAATTTCATAATCCACAACAATCATGTTGTTTCCGGATTCAGCTTTTTTAAATTCATAATTAACAACTGTTACCTCATATTCTCCTGGCTTAACTTGTTCAAATCCTTTAGCTTGTTCATGATCTACTGTAAACATTATTTTTCCTCCTTGTTGTTAAAAACTTGTAATCTTTCTAATGCAACTTTTAAATATTTCATATTGAAATCCTCAAGTTTTTGATTTGTTTTAAATTCAATTTCAGAGAGCATCTTAGTTGCATCTTCACTCGTACTAGCAATTTCTTTAATTTGTGCAATAAGATTGTTTCTTTCATTTTCTTCCTCAGCTTTTACATCAATGCCCAACTCGAGCCATTGATACAGCTTACGGCCTACTTCAGCAGTAATCTTTTGTGGATTTCCTTCGAACATTTGCGTATTATCCTTTGAAGTATCCGCTACATGGTCAATATCGATTACAAAATTAAGCATGAATTCATATTCCATTTCATCCTTTTGTACCGGCTTAGTACCAACTTTACGTGGAGCCATTTTCCCTTTTGCATCTGGTTCTACTACATACTCAGTTTTAGTTCGTAAAGTTGCTAAAATATGAACGTTGTTCTGAGTTAACGTTTTTATTAATTTAGTAGTTTCAGATGAAAGCTTGCCCCAGTTTTGAAATGAGTTACCAGACATTTCACCATGTGTTTCTATAATGCCGCCTTCACCTTGCCAGTTATGCGATAAGGAATCGATGATAAGTACTTCAGCACCAGCGTTCTTCATAACTTGAACCGCTTCGTTATATCTTTCAGTTGTGTACGGTGGAGTGAAATTGATATGAAGGAAGTTTCCTATTTTCGTTTCCCCATACACAAGACCTACATGAAGTTTTGAGCGTTCATGCTCTGTATCGATAACTCCAATCTTCTTCCACAATTCTTCTTCTGATAAGTTAGGGTATGCTTCTTGCATCATCCCAAAAGCTGTAAGTAATGAACTGCCTGTTTTACCTGAACCACTACAGCCGATAAAGCCAATTACAGCTTTCATCTTTTCGCGTTTCGCTTCTGTTACTTGGAACATATTTATACCTCCACAATCGAACGTCTTTTTATCCCGATAATCGGGTCCGTATATCCAGCAAGCTCTAGCTGCCTTTGAGCTTTTCGAAATACATAATCGATATTTTCATTTTCTTTTATGGATCCATCGGGATTTAAATGTTTATTAGGAATCCATACGTTTTGATTTGTTCCACCTAATGTAAATCGCTTTGCTGCAAATCTTTTGTAATTACGATTAATAAGCTCTAACCTTATTCCTTTATAAAACTGAATCATTTTTAAACTTCCACACTATAAGAAATAGACTCAGGTTTAACCGTAACCCCTGGAACAACTTGTCCATCCTCATCCACAATTACCTTTTCACCGCTGATTTCTACAATCTTTAATTTCTTCTTGAAATCAGCCCATTTGACTTCTGTTTTTAAGCAATCATCCAGTTGATTTTCAATAACATATTGAAGTACCTGTTCTTTATCTTTTTGTTCCGGTGCTTCACTACTCTTACGAGTTTTTGATTTACCATAAGGTGTACTAATTGTTTTCTGCTTTGGATCTGCTGCAAGTTGTTCCATATGATAACGTCGGATATGAGTTTCAAAGAATGAAATATCATTGTGGATGGGTTTCAATTCACTTTGCTCCCATTGTGTAATGCGATCACGTTCAACATTTGCTAGTGTCGTAATTTCTTTTTCTTTTGCTTTAAGTGCTGAAATTTTACGAAATGCCCAATTCAAACCGTTAATATCCGTAACCTCAAATTGTTGCTCTGCATCTTGCAATTGGTCTACTTCTAATAATTCATTTTGTTGTAATGCATTCATCGATATTACCTCCAAGTTTAGTTTTTAATTTTTCTAAAGTATAAAGAGAGAAATAAATCACATGGTCACTAATAAATGAAACTTCATAAGGATAATCCTTTGATTCACGTTTTAGTATTAATGGTTTAACCTTTGATTCATCCAACAATGATTCCAATACTTCATTACTGAGATGAACCTCTTTTCCACGAACACTGATAATGCCATGTTCATTTCGTGCTTCACGAATAGCTTGTACAGCTTTAGCAACTTCTTTAATACTCATTAATATGTAACCTCCTAATCTATAAGTTTGGAATTATACGAGTCGCACCAGTAGTTCGATGAACCAAATGCATTTCTCCATTTACTTTCTTATAAATCAACCAATCCTCTGAATTTAAATCATGTGATTGAATATGAATCTTTTCACGTTTGTTTGGCTTTTTACCGTTCTTCATGTTTGTCCTCCTTAATCATCATTGGAGTAAGTTCAAATGTCTTATCAACAATACTTTTTATATCAATCGTTAATTCTTCAAAGGCCTTATTTTTTTCATTGTAAAAGCCAACTACAATACTTAACGGCTTTACAAATTTAACGATGCAAGGTGTACTAATTTCTGTACGTCTGCTGTAGTTGTATTTACTCAACCAATATGCAGTTCCACTTTGAATGTTTTCCGTATCAAATTGCGGTTTATTTACTATCATGCCTTTCACTCCTTTACACAAAGTCAATTCATGCTATAATGACCTCAACATGTGTTTTTATTAGACCGTCAGCCCCAACTGGCGGTTTCTCTTCAATGTTCGCTTTCCTAAGAAAAATGTTCTTAAGTTTAATGGTTTATAATTAGGATTGATTTTGAGAAATGCTTCATTTTTCTTTTTATTCACTGTGGATTTCCCCATCTCAAATTTCCTTGCAATTTCTCTTGTGGTATATCCCTCACCCACGTGCAGAATGATTAATTTTTCCTTTTCTTCCAACACACTCGTTACTTCTTCAAATTCAACTGATAACAGCGCTTCTTCTTCCACATTGATAGGAGAAACTGCATAAAATTCATTTACTGTTTCTTCATCTCGATGCAAATCAATCGAATGAATATTAATTTGATTTTTCTCCTCATGACTCACTTTTCTACTTACTTTAAACGGTGTTCCTTTCATATGCAGTTCATCACTCATTGCCCATTTCATGCCTTTCATAACATATGCATTAAAGGTTTCCGCTCTCTCTGGATCATATTTCACACAACAAGCCCATAAATGCATACGACCAACTTGAATTAAATCGTCCAACTCCATGTTGTTCATTTCTGCAATTTGCTTGGCTCTTAGCATACTTCCAAACCTTTGTTTAATTGCTGCTTTAACTAAATGTTGTTTCTCTTCGAACAACTCTTCAGGTTTCATTTTCTTTTACCATCCTTTCTTTAATTATTGAGCTTGATAGCATTGAACTTCGTATTCTTCTGTCAAATATTGTTTTAAATTCTGTTCAAGTACAACATCGCAATCAAACACAAAGTAAGTTTCATCTTTCATAATTTCATTACCATAAAAATCTTCAATTGGATGATCAGGCTCCTTAATCTTTTCTTCTTCAGGAATGTCTTCCACAAATATTGCATCGATATTACTTAATCCAATGTGGAAGGGTACTTTCTCATTAGCACCTGTATATTCGATTTTTGTTAAAGCTCCAAATCCATTTTTAAATGTTGCAAATTCCTCAACTGTAAAACTTGCTGTTGCACCAGATTTAAAAATTACTGTTACTTCCTTCAATTAACTCTCTCCAATCTATTATTCTGGTATAATCCTCCATAGGAGGTGATACTTTTGCTAACTTATAAAGAATGGTTATTAAAATTCAAAGGTGTAGATTTGCCTATAGGCGACATAGCAATGGATGTAGAATTGGATGATAATTTCCCAAATACAAAAGACTATGAAAGCATTCGTGAATACTTAGAAACAAATCCTACATCAGATAGCTTCATGAGAGTTTTCGAATACTCATTTAAAATGTTTTACGAAAGTACTCAGAAATAAATTAATAGTCTTGATACTTTTTACGACCAGTAATTACATTCGCAAGACCATCTTGATAAGGTACATTTCTTTCTTTTAATCTTCGAGATGCTTCGTTCATTACTGCCGTCAACAGTTCTGAACGTTGTATCTCGTTTACATTGCATTCACGCATGCTATTTACCACTGCATATTGAACGGCTTCTTCAAAAGCTTGCTTTAAATTTGTAAATACATCGTTTCCATCCTTCATTTAACTCACCTCCCTTCGATCTGAAACCTTACGGTTCATTTCATATAACTTACGTTTTGCTTCTGATTCCATAGCTTCTAATAGTAAAGGGTTATTTCTTGCTTCTGCGCATTTTTTAACGACTTCATGCCCTTTCATAATTCGTGTTGCTAGTAGTACTCCATTCATGCTTTTCACTCTCCTTTAATTTGTAGAACCAATATTTATCGTCAAATTTCGCAAATATATTAAAAAAATTATTCATTCTCATTTTGCTTTTTTCGTTGTTCCACTTTTCTTTGAATAATTAACTCCCGTGCAGCTGGTATTAACGGTGTTAGAAATTTCTTCCACTGTTCCTTTGTAAGGATTACTTTCACCACATACCCATTTTCATCACGAATGATTTGTCCCCCACTCATCCTCAATCACCTCAATGCATTTATATGTTCGTGGGACAATAGGACTACCCATTTAAAGCAAAATTTTATGAAACAATTTTCTTTAAATTATTTGCTCTTTCTTGTACACGTTTCTTCACCTGTACGAATTTTTCGTACTTAGAACCAAAAAATATATCCTCATACGGAACATCGAACAAATACATATACTTTTTAATTAATTCATCTGGTATGTTTGTTGAATCTTGTTCGTATAACCATAGCGTTTTTGGGGATACTTCTAATATATCCGCAAGCTCTGCTTGATTGAACCCTGCGCTTTCCCTAAGTTCATTCAATGTTCTTTTCAAATAATCCATTTCGTTTCCCCCTTCCTTCGAGATTTATTGTATTACTAAATTTATGTAATTTCAATACAAAAATACGAAAAAATCATACAAATATAACACTTTACGAATAATTCGTAATATGTTATATTAAAAAGCGTAATCAGAATAGGAGGTGACGGTATGACTGATATACAAAAACAAACTATAGTAAGAAACATAAAGAACTTTTTAAAAAAAAATAATATGACTCAATCTGATTTAGCTAGTCAAATAGGAATTGCAAGAAGTACCTTAAGTGATTATATGAATTATAGAGCCAAGCCAAGTTCAGGGGTTTTAGAAAAAATGGCCGCTGTATTTGGAGTAACAAAATCTGATATTGATACAACTTATAAGAATACAAAAGTTGAAATTGTGGATGGGGAACTTCAATTAGTTCAAGAAAAACCCATTGAGTGTGAACTAAAAAAAGACATTCCTATTATTGGTAAAATAGCAGCTGGTGTTCCATTGGAAGCTATAGAAGATGTAGTTGATAGAATTGCACCTCCATATAAAACTCACAGTATTGATGAATTATTCGGACTGGTTGTTAGCGGTGAATCCATGAATAAAATTGTTCCTAATGGACATTACGCCATACTAAAAAAACAGTGTGATGTACAAAACGGAGAAATAGCAGCTGTAATTGTAAATGGACATTACGCAACTTTAAAAAAGGTGTATAAGTTTACAGATTTAATAATTTTAGAACCTTGTTCACATGACAAAAGTTTTAAGGACCAACAATACTCACAAAATAACTGCGAGGATATAAGGATTATAGGAAAATTTTTATACAGTGTGAGTCCGATCATTCAATAATTAGGCGGTGAAACGGTGTATGTAGTCGGCAAATGCCGACTGAATGAAATTTTAAAAGAGAAGAAATTAACACAAGTAGATTTAGCATTAAAGTTAGATATGAAAAAACAACAAGTTCATTCTTATGCAAATAATGATAGAATCATGTCTTATCAAACTGCTAAGAATATCGCTTCTCAACTTAACGTAAATATGGAAGATTTATATGATTTCATTCAGTTGGATGAACAGTGAGAATTTCTCACTGGGCCAAAAAGTCAATCAAATGATTGACTCATACATTTGTCTAATTAGCTTTGATAAAACATATGATATAGAAATTTAGTTAAGAAAGGAGCATGCGCAAATGAAGTGTGTAATTTATAGACGCGTATCTACTGATATGCAAGTTGAAGAAGGTATTTCATTGGATATGCAGAAATTACGTCTGGAGCAATATGCTAAATCACAAGGATGGGTAGTTGTAAATGATTACTGTGATGAAGGATATAGTGCGAAAAATACAGAACGACCTGCTTTTCAAAAAATGATAAAAGATATGAAGAAAAAACAATTTGATATTATTCTTGTTTATAGATTAGATCGATTCACTCGTTCAGTATCAGACTTACATTCCATTCTAAAAATAATGGATGAATATAATGTTAAATTTAAGAGTAGTACAGAGATATTTGATACAACAACCGCTACCGGAAGAATGTTTATTACCTTAGTTGCTACACTTGCGCAATGGGAACGAGAGACAACAGCAGAACGTGTGAGAGATTCCATGCACAAAAAGGCTGAATTAGGTCTGAGAAACGGAGCTAAATCCCCCATGGGATATGACCTAAACAAAGGAAACTTATATATCAATCATACTGAGGCTGAAATTGTAAAATACATATTCGAGATGTTTAAAACAAAAGGTATAATAAGCATCGTAAAATCTTTAAACAGTCGTGGTGTTAAGACTAAGAGAGGGAAAATATTCAATTATGATGCTGTACGCTATATTATAAATAATCCGATTTATATTGGAAAAATCCGCTGGGGAGACGACATTCTAACAGACATTGCTCAAAAGGATTTCGAAACTTTTATCGATAAAGATACTTGGTATACTGTACAACAAGTACAAGATAGTAGAAAGAGAGGCAAAGTTAGATTGCATAATTTTTTCGTATTCTCTAATGTTTTAAAGTGCGCCAGATGCGGAAAGCATTTTTTGGGAAATAAACAAGTAAGAAGTCATAATAGAATTGTAATGAGCTATAGATGTAGCTCAAGACATCATAAAGGAACCTGCGATATGCCTCAAGTTCCAGAGGATGTAATCGAAAAAGAATTTCTAAACCTCTTGGAAGACGCCATCGTTGATCTTGATGATACTGAAGAGAAACCAATAGAGTTAAGTAATTTACAAGAACAATATAACAGAATCCAAGATAAGAAAGCACGTTTAAAATATCTGTTCATAGAAGGAGATATTCCTAAGAACGAATATAAAAAGGATATGTTAACCCTAACCCAAGAAGAGAACATAATTCAAAAACAACTGGCTAATATAACTGATACAGCCTCTTCACTTGAAATAAAAGAACTTTTAAATCAGTTGAAAGATGAATGGTACAATTTAAACAACGAATCTAAGAAAGCAGCAGTAAATGCAATTGTATCTTCCATTACAGTCGAAGTCACAAAACCTGCTCGTGTAGGCAAGAACCCCATTGCACCAGTAATAAAGGTTACAGATTTCAAAATAAAATAATCGCAGCCTAACTGTATTCATTTGATGTAGTTAGGTTGTGTTTAATTGACCAAACCACGGTGTTTGAAATGCACTGCCACCAGACTGAATCAATCCGCTCAACTGCTCTTTATCAAATAGTTCGTGTAAAATTGAACCTTTATCTGTTAATAGATTTTGAAGCCATACCGTTACTGCCTTTGTATAGTGTGGATTGTGCGTTTTCGGATAAGGACTCTTCTTCCTATATAAGATGTCATGTGGGAGTACATCTTCTAACGCTTTACGTAATAGACCTTTTTCGCGGTTTTTATACATTTTCATTTCCCAAGGAATATTCCACGCATATTCGACAAGACGATGATCTGCAAATGGAACGCGTACTTCTAAACTTGCCCCCATACTCATACGGTCTTTTCTGTCTAATAATGTTGTCATAAACCATACCATATTTAAATAAAATAATTGGCGTCTTTTTGCTTCTAGTGGACTTTCCCCCTCTAAAATAGGAACTTCTTGAATCGATTCCTCATAACGCCTTTGTACATATTGTTGTAAATTTAGTTTATTTCTCCATTCTTTTTTTAGAAGTTGTTCACGTGCCTCTGTAGAACGCATCCACGGAAATGCACTCGATTGTAAATCATCTTCTCTATAAAACCACGGATATCCACCAAATATTTCATCTGCACATTCTCCAGATAAGCCAACGACAAAATCTTGTTTAATTTCTCGGCAAAACCATAATAATGACGAATCGATATCTGCCATACCAGGCAAATCACGAACGAGTACCGCTTCAGTTAAATACTCTGCTAATTGTTCATTCGAAATGACGCAGCGATGATGGGTTGTTTGAAATGTCTCAGTCATTAAATTAATAAACGGAGCATCTGAATTTGGCTGAAACGCATTCGCTTTAAAGTATTTGTCATTATCTTCATAATCAACAGAATATGTGTGTAATTGCCCTTTTCCTGACCTTGCATATTCTTTCGCAGCAATTGCTGTTATAGCGCTCGAATCTACACCGCCTGATAGAAAAGTACATAGTGGTACATCAGAAACGAGCTGCCTTGTAATCGCATCTTGTAATAAAAAGCGTGTTTTCTCTACTGTTTCTTCAAAGGAGTCTTCATGTTTTTTACTTTCCACATTCCAATATCTCCATATACATAAACCGTTCTTTGAAAATGTCATCGCATGACCTGGACGTAATTCTTTTATACCAGCATAAATACCGTGGCCAGGTGTTCTTGACGGTCCGAGTCCGAATATTTCTGATAATCCTTCTAATGTTACTTCTGCCTTCACATCTGGATGCGACAATATCGCTTTTAACTCCGAACCAAATAATAAGCGTCCGCTATCATATTTATAAAAAAGTGGCTTTACACCTAATCGATCTCTCGCAATAAATACTTGTTCTTTCTGTTCGTCCCATACTGCAAACGCATATATACCGTTTAAATGATCGACACATTCTTCTTTCCATTCAATATAAGAAGCTAATAATACTTCTGTATCAGAATGACCTTTGAACGTATATCCTCTTCTTAATAATTCCTTTCGAATGTCTTCTGTGTTATAAAGTTCACCGTTATAACAAATGGCATAATTCGTTTCATCTTTTAAACAAGTCATCGGTTGTTTACCACCCTCAGGATCAACAACGATTAACCGTTTATGCCCAAATGCGACATTACCTTTAATCCAAACTTTATTATCATCTGGACCGCGTTTCGCTAACGTCTCAGCCATCTTCGTAACGACATCTCTTTCTCCTTCTAATGAGCGTTTATAATCCACCCATCCTGTAATCCCGCACAT